CTGACACAATAATGATACTGCCGCTACTTTCATTCCCATGAGATAAAGACTCCGAGCCAGCTTTATGCGTTCACAATTTTCGTCAGATACGGTGATGCCCGACGCAAAGCCAAAGATTTGCGTTTGAATCGCAGCCGACGCCGCACTCTTACATACATCACTATTATTAATGACAATCGATGGCGCACTCGCCGTGGGAGGAACCTTGTCCGTCACTACCGTTGAAGAAACAGTATTAGTGTCTGCCGCCCTTACAGAAACGGAAAACAACAGGACTCCAAGAACCGCTAGGATACAAGAAGCGTTTTTCAAGCAACATCTCCCAGCCTCGTTTATTTAAGTTGTCTCCGCTCCATCTGCCACGCACGAGCCTTCGACATGGCCCGGTTCCCAAACCAAAATGCTATGATGGCGGAAAATATGGCCTGTGTCTCAGGATCCCAAATTGCCAACAATCCTGCTGACAAATCCATGCCCTGCGTCGTCACCATTGAGTAAAGCGTGACCCCTTTGATGGTAGAAAAAAGGAGAAAGAAGGCGTAAGTAAGGACAGGGCGCACAGAACCCCGGAGACCGTTGACAAAACCTCCGGCGTCAATAGATCGATCATGCTCATAAAGTCCTTTTGTCTCGGCAATTTCGGCCTCTGCATCCAACTCTCCCAGCTTGAGCTTGGACATCTGATCCGCGAACTTGGCCTTCGCCTCAAGCATCAATAACTCATGCGAATTGGCCTGTTTCTGTTTAAAAAACCCCAATATTTCAGGGATGATGGACGTGCTAAATCCTAAAAGGGTGCCCAGGAGTGATATCATTTTTTCACCACCATGATCAGAGTAATGATAACCAAAGTAATAATGATAAATTCGCCTACGGTTATGGGAATAGCCATCACTGCCCTCATCGCTTCTTACTTATATAAGCTGTCATCCCCATATAGGCCCCCACCACTCCTGCTTGACCGATATAAAACAAACCAAACAAATCTGCTAGAGCCTTAATCCGTGCATCAGGAAAAACAGGCAAAAATACGAGTGCCGTGAAGACCACCATAGAACCCATAGCAACCCATGCCATATGACGTTGGGCGTCTTCTTTCTCCTCCAGGCGGATTTCTTTGGCGACGGTTAACTCTTCATTATTAACCGCACCATTCTTATTCAAATCCAGGCTCACGGAAGTAGTCTTCTTAACCATGGAACTTAGATAAGATTCTTCTCTTTAAGAACAAATCCGCCGATACCTACAATGACGCCTACGGCAATAATGACAGGTTGGCCCACCAAAAGCCCTAACCCAATCAGTATGCCGCCAGCCGCCGCCCAGCTAGAAGGCTCCTTAATACGATGCTTCATCCAATCCATAATCAAACCTCATGCAGAAATATAGTTGCCACCGCGAAGAGCGGCACCCATGCCCTTTTTCTTGCCCCGCACTATAGTACCCTTGGCAACACTGGGGGTGTTTACGGTTTTCGGAGGATTATACGGAACAAAGCCCTGATCCTTTATAACCTCTCCCTTACGCACTACACCAACCGAACTCTTCTTAGCCATGATTTTCTCCTAGTCCCGTTGCTTCATAATCTCACGCTCACGAGCCGCGTCTATCCTGGCCGCAGCTATATCCTCGGCACTTTGGATGCGGCCTTCACCCAAGCTGGCAGTAGTGGCGGCCTTCTCCTGATCAAGAGCCAAACGCTGCTGATCCATCGCGGATTCATTCTGGTCTCGTTGAGCGCGAATGTCCAGATCCCTGCCTTTCAGCGCTATCAAAGGATCTTCCTGTCCTTGCCCGCTCAACTGCTGACCAAGAGCCTTAACCTCTTGCATACCCTGCGAGATAAGTTCTGCCACCATACCCTCAATCTGCTGAACTTCTTCTTCACCAGGAGGCCGTCCCTGCAACTGTTGCATCATTTGAGCCGCCACCTGTTCCTTGGCTCTAACGGAAACATGCTCCATGATATGTTTCTGAAGAGTCATCATAATCGAAGGCGTCTGAAGAACCATACTAGAAGAACCGAAAACCATATGCGCGGTAATATGGGCGTTGTGGTTCTGACCCTGGAAAACAACCAATGGCAAATTCTCCAGGGACTCAGAGTTCTCAATAGCCGGATCCTTGGGCTCCGGATCTCCCTCCGCTTCCGGCTTCAAAATGGCGTCAACGTCCTTTATGCCGATGGCATGATACATTCTGCGGTATGCTTCATACATATTATGAAGATCCGGGGCCGATTGGGCCAACTGAAGCTCCGTCTGCGCCATGGCAATGCGTTGCGCCATGGAAAAAATGTTGGGATCCGATACCGGGATGACATCCACGCGGTCATCGAAATCCGTCGCTTTTATGGTGCGCTCCGCCCCAACAACATTATAGGGATATTCAGGAGGCAGATATTGCCCGAAAACATCCGCCAGAAGGATGAACTCCTCCTTCTGGGCATAATGCAGCCGCTTGTGAATAGCCGACATGACCTTCGCGCCCTGCTCAAGAAGCGCGATAGTTGTCCCAACCGGAGCTTGCTGATTGGCATCCCCAACCTGAAGATTTGAAACTGCCGCGAACCGCTGCCCAGCTTCAACACAGAAACCCATCAACTGGAACAAAGTCGAATCCGCTCCCTTGTATGGAAGCAGCATCAGGGAATCCCTGATAACGCCCCCCGGCGCGTCAACATCCCTGAACTCACCCGGTGATAACGGATCATCATCATTCTTTATCCGCAACCCCCGCGACTTGAACCCCGCCGGAAGATTGGCTAGGGTTCCGGCATCAATCAATTGCCGCAAAGCCGCCGTCGCCGTGCGGCTCAAGCCACCAATCATGTGAATCAAGCCAAGGCCGTAAAATCCAAACCCAGGCAAGAATTTGAAATGTACGAAATACTGCGTCTTCTTCTTGTCCGGATCATCCGGGCTGTAGTTCCGGCGAATACTGAGCACCTTGCTCCCCTCCACCGAAACAGTGACAATGTACGGAAGCTTTATACCCGTAGGCTCCCCAGAACCATCCGCGTCCTCATAGCCCTCGATGTCCAGATCTACATGGCACTCCAATAAAGTAATGTCTGTATCCAGATAAGACGGCTCAACACCCGAAATCTCATCCATCTCATCCTTGACTTCAGAGGGGTCGGCCTGGGATGCCGTTACTTCAATATCCTGATAAAATCCTGCAACCTGCTTCTTACGAAGCTCGTTCTCAGAGATCTGAATAACATGCGTAACATTCTCCGCCGTCTCCAGATCCGTCGCCGTGTATGGAACAATAAGCTGCTCCGCCGGGACAAACCGGCTTACAGCACGGCCAAGGAACTCATCGTAATAAACCTTCTTGAAAGTGGAGCCAGACAAGGGAAGGTAAAATAGCATCTGGTCGAACTCAGGGGTGTATTCCTTCATCATGCAGGTGATCTGATAGTTCATAAAGTGCCGAACGCGATCCGCCTGATTCTCAACTTCCGGCGTTATCTTTCCAATGATCTCCGTCCGTACCGGGCCACCCGCAGGCAAAAGCTCTCCAAAAGCCTGTGCCTGAAACTGCGTAACGGCTTCCGCCAAAAGAGGATGCGTCACACCCGTCGCTCCCCGGAAGGGCTCCGAGCGCTCCTCGTACTTGAACCCTAAAAGCTCCAGACCAGTCCGGTAGGCGTCTTCCCAATCCTTGCGGCCATCCTTGTTGGCGTCATACTGCTCCGTCAATTCCGAAGAAATTACAGACAAAACCCGGTTATCCAAAACCTCTGCCAGATTCTCGTAGAAATCCCCCGAACCCTTGGCCTCGTCCCGTGGGTCGAAGTCCACAACCACACCACCGTCTTCCTCCAGTTCGATATTCAAACCAGGAGTATCAATAACAACACCCTCCTGAATATCAACTTCAGCCCCGGAACCCTCCTCCAAATCAACCGTGGGAATATCATTCCGGCGCTCAACCAGAGAACTGGTCCCGAAATTGCTGCGGGGCAGTGGGGCGCGGGCCATGGCTAACGCCGCAACGACATGATGCCGCCCCTACCCGAACCGCGCTGCCCACGGCCCACGTAGCCGCCATTGGCTATTTCCATTCCAGGAGGTAGCGGCGGAGGTAGCGGAGCAGGGATACCGCGAACTTCTTCAAGAGCTTCAAAGTCCGGTGCAGTTTGGCTCCCACTAGGAACAAAGGACGGTCCTGGATAGCCTCCTCCCAGATACGCATCCCTAGTATTGGCGGTCCAAGGAACATCTGGATTCTCGTGAATGAAGTATTCACCCGTTCCCGGAGGAGCCAGTAACTCTCCACGATTCGCGCTAACGGTCGAGCTTATACTATTAGTAATCTGCTCTACCAACCCAGGATAATTACCCGCAGCGGCCAATAGTCTATCCATGTGATCCGTAATAAAAGTCCGGATCTGCCCCGGACTTCCGCCTTCTAGAACCAGATTAAATTGCTGAACGAGACGTTCCTCTGTCTCAGATGACCCTCCAGGTTGTACCCCCGCAGGTCCAGTCCCTTCCTGATAGCCAACAGGCCGAAAGCCCATCATGCCTCCGCCGCGCATTCCAATAGCGCGGCTATAACGCAAAGCCGCCGCCTGCCCTTCCGGCGTATACGGAAACTCCCTACCCATTACATTCGGCACGTCATGCTCTCCTCTTCTTGCGGTCCACGCCCTTTATCGTACCCTTGTTCCGTGAGGCGTGAAAAATGCTCTTACCGCGCTTCTTACCATACTTCTCGGTCATCGCCTTCTTTATCTTGCGGCCTTTATTGGTCAGAGGCATCCCGGCGTCTCCTAGAAATTTAACCCGTAACCTACCCTGCCGTAGATCTCTGGCTTCTCCCGCCCCCGTCTGACCCCAGCACCAAGAGCTAGATTGCCTCCAAGGCCAAAGGGATCATTCATCCTGTACCCAACTCTTCCACCATAATTCGCGAGCCCCGGTACACCCCTTTGGTCCGCCACCATCCCACTAAGGGACAACGGACCCTTATTCCAACGGGCCTCTGCCGTCGTCATGGGAGGGGGGCGCCAGCCAGAATCCAGGTTTTCCTCAGTCCACGTGCGGCCAACCCTAGCACCAAACGGCCCTTTTCTAAAATGAGCACTGAGCGTCCGTCTTCCTGGAAGCTTCTCCCTCGCTTCCTCTATCCGTTGTTGTGCCTCTTCGTAAGACAAACCAACTGGACCAAACTGGCCGGAAACCGTGTCACGAACTCCCGTTCCTCCAGGAGACTTGGTGAACCCTCTATTGTATTGAAGGAGCTTTCCTTCCGGCCCTATGCCAACACCATAATAAGCTTCGCCTCCGCCAGGAGCCCCGCCGGGTTGATCAGGAAAAGCCCGCGCTCCGGCCTTGAACATCGGCAGTGCAGGGTCTTCTGGCGCAGCAAGCGTGGCCTCTCCAGAAAGAT